AGCGGGTCAACGCGGCTCCGCCGGAATGAGTCGCCGCCGTGGTTCCATTGACGCCACGCTGGACGGTCAGGGTGTTGCCGCTGATGGCCGTGATGTATATCTGCTCGGAGTCGATCAGGATGGCCTGGGCCGGGCCAAGGCCGGACGCGCTGGTCACGCTGATGGAGGTCGCCGTCGTTGAGCCGATAGCGTCCGCCGTCGTGACCGATAAAGTGTCCGCGGTATAACCCCAGCTTCCCAGGATGCTCAAGGTTTGCTGGCCGGCGTCCAATGTGTTGGATGTATCCTCGTTCAGTTTGAAGATGGTTTTTGGCGCGGAATTGTACGGCATCAGCCAGAAGTCGTTATTGTATCCCTCGGTGAGGACCGTACTCGCGCCGCGGTCGGTGTCGTCGTATGCCGTCACGGTAGTCGGGGAGACCAGCCAGCCGTCCAGCGGAATGACCTGGGCCAGCGACCCGCTGGTCGCTATATCATCCGAGCCGGACAGGACGACATATTGGGGAGATTGGACCAACGACCCGGAGCCAATGTCATAGAATCGGGTTTCGGTCAATGGCCCAAACGTCCCGCCCTCACAATAATTGTCGATCCGTCGGGAGGCGCCTTCCAGAATACGACGGATGCTCCCGGCGTCGCTGGTCCACCCGGAGGAGAAGGCCGAGCCAGCCAGATAATCCCGGAGGTCGTCCGACGTGGCGTATGTGTGGCGTGTCGCCACTATTCCGCGGCCTCGTCGGACTTGTCCTCGGCAGTGTCTGCCATCTTATTCTCGGCTGTCCCGGTCATCTTCTCGAAGTAGTCCGGGTATCCTTCCAGCGTGGCATCCGGGACATCGTACTCTTTCCCTGATTCGTATGTTTCCCCGGTAGCTCCAAAGACCACGTTTTGAACGCATAATGCTAATGGCATTTTATTCTCCTTTGCTAAGGAGCGGGACCGAAGCCCCGCCCCTTCGAATTATTAGGCGGCGCGTGGAATCTTGAAAGCAGCGGCGAGGCCGACCTGGCCGTCACCCCTGCGGGAAGCGAAGAATCCTATCTGGTCGTTCCCCATGTACAGGCTGTCATTCCGGCGGATGGTGAAGCCCACCCGGTCGAAGATGTAATACTGTTTAAAGTCCCCGAAAATGGCAATTTTCTCCGTTGAGGTGATAGTGCCACCCAAGCCAGAGGTTACATCGGTCAAGACGTTTGGCCGTCCGAGGATGAAGTCGGCAGGCGCCGCGGTCAGGCTTGGGATGCTATGCACTCCAGCGGCGGTGATGGCGATCGAGTTGATGAGGGACGCGATGGCTGACTTCATCACCCAACTCGCGTTGGCCCGGTGCTGGGCGTTCAATGCGTAGTAGGTCCCGATCAAGTCAGCGCCCACGACCGAAGTCGCGTTAGCCATCGTATAGAAGGCCACATCTCCATCGCTCATGATCCCGGCATATTGCGTCGTGTTGTTCCCGGAGATTATACCAACGTCCTCGAACTGTCCAGCGGCTTCTTGGAATATCTGTGAGAGGAACGCCGGGAGGTTGATGGCCGAGTCGTCCAGAAGTTCGCGGCTGACCTTGACCAGCCCGCCGGACTTCTCAACGGAGAACGTGACCTGACCGACCACCGGCGTGGACTCGGTCGGCGCTGCTTCCTCAGCGATTGCCGCCCAGGTTGCACTCGCCAGCGTCGGCAAATATCCGTCCTTGCCAGACACACGGATTACGGTGCATAGGGGCCGAAGCTGTGAGCCGGGTACGCCCGTATCATGCACCACTTGGTTTATGAACTGCTCCGGGACGAAGAAACCGCCCTCGGCGTCGGTGTCCTCTTGCATGGCCTTAATCTCGTCGGGGCTGGCAGTTTTCCAAAACATATCCTCGGACGGCGACCGGAACCATTTGATGAAGGTATCGGTCATAAACCGAGCTTCTTCTTTGATGTTGTCGCCCATCTGCTCCTGAACCCACAACGGCTGCGCCATTGCTGGCATACCTTTGACCCATGATGCGGGCTTGTAATTGCTCTTGAGGTTTGCCGTGGTGTCCATCGGGTTGTATATCGCCACGTCGTTGGACGTGACCGGGATCGAGTTCAGCGGCTGATTAAATTCTCCGCGCAGCTTCCTCACCTGAGAGGCGGCGGCGTCGATCTCATCCGCTTTGACCATCGTGGCCTGGGCTTCGTCGGCCAATCTCTGGAAGGTCTCCATCTCGCCCTGCTCGACGGCGGCCTGGGCCTGGTCGAGCAATGCGCCGGCCTGATTCCTTAATTCTTTTGTATCCATTTATAACTCCATCTATTGATTAACTTTTAACGCGAGGCGCAATCTTGCAAGGCGTAGTCGTTGACTGGCCGTGTCCGAGGCGGTCAATGTGACCGTGTCAGAGGCGGCGCCAACAGGATCGTCCGACATAGATTCGCCGGTGGCTGGCTCGAACAAGATGCCGTTGTGGTCGCGACAGAAAGACCGGGCCTGGGCCTCTGTCCAATCCTCGACTGACATCCGGTAAGACGTTAAAGACCATTCCTCGGTCTGGGCGTGGCGTCCGAAAATGATGGTGATCTCTTTCCCGTCATAATCGCCGCCCTCGATGGTCTCGGAGGATGTGCGGAACCGGTTAAAATTCTCCGGGTCGCGGATGCGGCAGGCGTGGAAATTCGGATATGGTTTGATCTCCGGCTCCGGGGCGGCGTAGCTGCCGCCGGACGTCGCCGACTCATAGGCCGCATGGGTCGAGCATGGCATCCAGACGGATTCCCCATCGACCTCCATCCGGTGGGCGCCGGAGCAGCCCAGCCCCTCGGCCCTGGTTTCTGCCTCGGCCCGACTTTCGAATGTGTCCGGCGCCTTGGTAGACGCCGACTTTGCCGCGATCGTAGCGGTAGCGGGCGAAGCGCCCCGGATAACCGCGGATACTTCGACCCAGTCCAGGTTCAATATTCGGCGGGTCGTTGTCTTGCCGGCCCGGTCATAAGCGACCGAATCGCCAGCCGGTAAGTTGAAGCCCACCGACCATTCCCGGATATACTCGCCGGCGACGTTGGAATAAGCCTCTCGGCCCGCCTGAGTCTCCAGGTTCATCTGCATACGAGCATATAGCCGATGTTCATCACCGACGCCGCCCTTCTCGGCCTGGGCAAATATAACCTTTCCGACCAGCTTGGATTGGTCGTGTCCGGCCAGGACCGGGATCGGCAGATTGCCGCGGATGCTGGCATCGAAGGCCGCGGGGTCGATTATGTCGCCGTCGGAGTCACGGACGCCCATCGTGTTAACGTATGCTTCCACGATTCCCTGCCGGTCGTCAACGACTTTCGCGTCGGAGAGGTGGAACTTATTTATCATGCTAATTCCTCCGGCTTATAATTCCTCGGCATCGGCTGCCAGTTCAAGGTCCCGTTGGGATGGTCGTCGATGTCCTGGGCTTGCTCCACCGTGTAAACCTGGCCGTTGCGCTCGGCACAAGTCCGGCCATATGGATCGCCGGGGTCGACGTATGTGTCGTCCGGGTCACCGTCAATGTCGTCGGCGCGGACATACTCAAAGCCCTGCTCCTTGAAGAAGCCGATGCTGGTTTGGTTCTGGCATCTCATTATTTCGGTGCGGGCGATCAACCGGGAGCGGTTCTCGGTCTCGGTCAAGATCGACCTCAGGCCGGGGAACTTGTCCGCCGGGACTCCACGCGCCAATTGCTCGATGGAATAGCCCTGCTCAAGAGCCGCCGCCACCGCCCGGCTGATGGTTTGGTTGGTCGTCCCATGGATCATCGTCGCCCGGCTGGGCGCCTGGACCAGGACCGACTGCACAAATGGCAATCGCTGCGACCATTCCAGAGTTCCGGCGAGGCCGTTCTCGTTGATGGCGTCCACGGTTTTCTTGCTCATCCGGAGCATGGCCCGCTCGACGATGGCGACCAGGTCGGGAAGGGCGCCGTCAGGCAAGAGCGCCGCGGGGTTAAAGTCTGGCGGGAAGTCTTTGGACTCTGCGGCGGTTCGTTCCATCCACCGGCCCAGGATGCCGTCCACCCGATTACGCAATCCGCGGAAATAACGCTGGACTTCCTTGGTCATCTGGTCGGTCTCAGTCTCCCGGTCCTCAAGCAATTGCCGCCGCAATATCCCGGCGCGTCTTGCTGGTCGCGGCGCCTTGACGGTCGGCAGTTCCTTGAGCGTCCCGGTCGGGAGTGATTCCTCCACCGGAGCGGCGCCGGCCGCTACCGGGGCCGGGGCGCCTTCCTCGATCTCAAATATCGCCGCCGGTATACGCCGGACGGCTCCCTCGGCTAGGGATTCCAAGCCGAGCTGCTCGCGGGCTTCGTTCAATGTCAGGATGCCGCCGGCGAATAGCCCGGTTACTCTGGAGGTCATCGCCTCCCGGTCGTCAAGCCCGGACCGCATCTCGGCCCAGTCCACCGTTAAGGTTTCGTTGCCGGGATAGTCGTTCATCATATTCCGGTTGAAATGGCGGAGGATTCTGGACACCATCGGCTCCAGAGTCTCGGAGTGGAAGGCCATACGCGCCTCACGGTAATTGCTATAAGTCGAGCGCTGGAGTCCCACATTGGCGCCGACCAGAATGGCCGGGACGCCAAAGACCGCGCAGATACGGGACTCGGTCAGATCGTGGAGTTCGGGCAATGCCATGTCTTTGGGCGAGTTAGCCATCGGGACATAATCGGCGTCCTCATCAAGTATGGCGACGCGGTGGAAGTTGGACCGCCCACCGAATTGGGACCGCCACCGGGAGCGGATCACGCTGGCTTCTTCCTGGCTATTAAGGCGGCGCTTGATCTTCAATAAACCGCTTGGCACGCCGGCGTTCTGAAAATAGACTTTCGCGAAATCGGTCATATTGAGGTCAAGGTTGACGTTCCGCGCCAGGACTTGCAGAGGACTCAGGCCGTACAGATCGCCGCCCGGATTTGGGAGCGCCAGGTGGCAGACGTCCTCCCGTGGGATGGAATAATCTTTGCCGCCGACTGTGTAGACGTAGCCCTCGGCGCCGTGGTCCCCGCCGATGATCCGGACACGGTCGGGGCGTAGATGGTAGAGCGCCGAGACTTTGCCGGACCTGGTCCGTTCCTTGAGGGTGTAGGCGTTGCCGGCCACCATCAGGAAGGTCACCATCGCCTCAATAAAACCGTACCAGTCAGATGTTGGGTTCGGTGCGGAGGTCAGATCATAGAGAGCGCCGGTCGTTACCTCGACGGCGCCGCCGTCAACGGCTGGAGCCTGGACGTAGTACCGGGGCGAGGCTGCGGAGACTGCCAGCTCGCGGATGCAAGCGTGGACGATCTCAGACTTAGCGTAGCCCTCAGAGGCGAAACTCTCGAAGCTCGCGTCCGGGTAGCTGGCTTGGCCCACGTCATAATTGAGCGGGACCGAGACCGCCACGTCGCCGGGTGCTTTGCGGAGTAAATCCCAAAAAGCCAAAAGCGACCTCCACCGGCTTCGGGCGATTAACGCCTCGGACACTTGCCGGATTGGGTCACTCCGGATAATCTAGCATAACAATCGGCAAAAGAAAAGCCCCGGCCATTAAGGAGGTCAGGATGCCAAAGCCAGGAGAAAGAGCGAGGGGCGACGCTATCGGGAAAAACCCGACGTCGTATTATGTCTGGGCCGAGTGTCCAGGGTGTGAGACCGGGCGGTGGGTTAATCCAAAACCGTCATACCAGGCATCCAAAAACCGGGTGAGGCTTTGCAAGACACACGCGCTCAAGATCAATCGCTTTAACTTTCGATTGCCGGGCAGCTCAGGGGCGGAGGGATATGTCCTGAGAAAGCGCGCCACCGATTAGTTTTTCCTACTTTTATGACCGGCCCGTCCGGGCCTTTATCGGCCAATATCGGCGGAGTAATGCGCCAGCCAGCCGGTGGAGGTCGCCCGACCTAGGCGCGTCCGTCCGGCTCGGCAGCTCCGGTGCGATGGTCGGCCTGTATGGATGGATTTGCCGGGTCGGGCTGGTGCAGTACATCAGGCCGTCCTCGTATCGGTAGGACAGATGCCGCCGGTCCTGGCGGATGGTATACGTCACGCCGGGCGATTGTATCGCGGCGTGTTTGGCCCACCGCCGGCCAGCGTTCCAGTCCTCGGTCCGGGCTTGTCGTTCTGTCATGGCGCCTCGTTCCGGGTCTTACATCTGGCGCACACAATGACCGTCCCGCGCTCGGCTTTCTCGGCCAGGAGTTTCCCGCAATGGTTGCATCGCAGTTCTTTGGTCATCACCAGACACCTATCCCCGGCCCGGTGGCCGAGTAGCACATCGCCAGGGCGTCCGCATCGTCGGGACTTCCACCGATTGACCGTTTCTTGAAGTCGTCTTTTGACTCCAGCTTAATCCGCCGGTCGCCCTGGACTGTGTAGCGCCGCGCCGATAGCTGGGCGATGACCGCGGGATTGTCGTCAATGTCGATTGTCCCATCCCGGAAAGCTTGGCCCAGTTCCAGCCAAGCCTCGGCGATGGCGTTGACGTATCGGTCGGAGCGCCGGGCTTTCTCGCCGCCGTTGAACGGGACGATCCTGACCCGACCGCCACCGACGCCTTCCTCGTTCAGCCGGTCGGTTACGCCGCCACCGACGCCGGTGTCGTCCACAATTATCGAGCCCACGTCGGGGTCGTCCTCCGCCATAGCTTTGAGCCGACCGGCGACCTCTTGAGTATCCCGGCCTTGAGACTTCCAGACCAACCGGCAGACGTTTCCTTGCCGTCGGTATACGACCGTTTTGTCGGCGCCGAATCGGGCCACGTCACAAGCCAGCGTAGCCTCGCCGACCGGGTCAAGCTGGCGCTGGACCGCTTCCATGAGAAGCGACCGCGGGACGATGGCGTCCTCCAGATTATCCGGGAATCGCCCCAGGACCGAAGCGATATATAAGGCGGAGTCAACGCCCCACTCCCGGCGCCGCTCCTCGACCTGCTCGGTAGTTACCATGCCGGGAATTATCTCCCGGCTTTGCTGGACGTTTGGCGTGTCGCCCGCTGCGATCGAGATTGTATGATAGAGGTCCGCCCCGCCATGGAACGCCTCGTAAAACTCGCCGGAGCTGGCGAAGGCGTTGCCGGTCAATAGCATCCGGGCCGGGTTGAGCCGCTTCACCGCGTCGATGTGGGATTGCTCGATGTTGTGGGCCTCGGTCAGTATGACCAGCAGATTCGGGCTGTGGAAGCCTTGAATATTATATTCGTTGTCGGTTGAGAAGCCGACCGCATAACGGCGGTCGTCGTATTCCCAGCGGGCCGTCCGGTACATCTGACCGCCCAGCGGCATCCGCGCCGTTAGGTATGCCGAGCGGGCTTCCTTCCAGACTATGTCAGAGACTTGCCGGTGGGTCGGGCCGAGGACGACGCAGATGGCCGGCGACCGGGTCGCCATCCACCAGAGCATAACCCTGGCCGATTGCCAATCCTTGCCGGTCCCGTTGGCGCCGACGACCGCAACGCGGCTGTGGTCACGGACCGCCCTCGCCATTTCGAGCTGCTTATCGTAAACCGTAGGCGATCCCAGGATTGACCGCCAAAAATAATCTGGGTCAGTCCTGGAGTGGTCAACCAGGAATTGCTTCTCAGCCTGGGATAGGGTCAATATCTCGCCCTCACTTGCTTGACCAGCCGCTCTATCGTCCGTTTATTCGGGAATTTATCTCTCTCTCCAAACAGATATTCCAAGTCCTCGAATATGCGGACGGCGTACCAGCCGGTAGTTCGCGCCAGTTTTATCGCATGGTCTCGGATGTCTCCGTCCATCCGCCACTTGGTCTGTCTGGGTGGAGTGTGAAGCATCACTTTTTTTTTGCATTATGAACGGTTAGACGTGTATGCGATTTTAGCCCCGTTACTCGGACCTTATTATCACACTCGGAACACCTTGACCACCGGCCAGTCGTGCCAGTCGTTGCATTATGTTGGACCTCGATCTCGCCGGTTACGGGAGACCCGCCAGCTACACATAATACCCGGCGGCGGCCCATCTTATCAACGCTCTCAAACGTCCGCCCCTTCTTCTTCATCCACGGCCAGATCGCACTCAGGATTGACATATATCGCCTCCACTATTTGGGCGGGGCCGTCCGTCGCTTCCCGGAGTAGGTCCGCAAAGGTAACGCCGCCCACCATAACATTCTGCTGCTGGAGTTGGATCAATGGCTTCTCCGGGACAAGTCCGCCGATGCTGTCAAGGCGTCGGAGGATGTCCAGAACAATCCCGGTCGCCTTGGCCGACTGCTCATCCGCCGGGCCGATCGCCTGGCTCCACCACCGGAGAAGGAGCCGTTCATAGCGGGACTTCTGGAGCGTGTATTCTTGCTGGACCGCATCCACATCATCACGCCGGACTTCAGACAACCGGCGCTTCACATCGTTCCATACCTGGGCCTTTGAGACTCCAAGCTGGTCGGCGATAGCTTGCTCGGTCGCCCCGGCCATCTTCATCTGGAGGACCTGAGACCGGCGCTGTTCGGCGATTATTTTGTTCCCGTTTTGTTTAGCCATATATTAGCCACCGATTGCGGTGAAGAATTCGGCCCGCGTATCGGGCCTGTCCCGGAAGTACCCAGTCAAGTAATTCGTGACCAAACTGCTGGTGTCCTGATTGATCCCTCGGGCCATCATGCAAAAGTGTTGAGCCTGGACATTGACCGCAACGCCTAGCACATGGCCTTCCAGACTTTGCCCGATCTGCCGGGCGAGGCGCTCTTGGATCTGGAGTCGCCGGCAGTATATGTGAGCAATTCGGCCCACCTTCGACGCGCCCAGGATATAGCCGTTGGGGATATAGCCGACGTTAATTCTTCCAAAAAACGGCAGAAGATGATGCTCGCACGTCGAGTAGAATGTGATGTTTTTAACCACAATCATCTCGTCGGTATCATCTTGGAACCAGGTCAGTACATCCTCAGCGTTTAACTTGTAGCCGGCATATAATTCATCCCATGACCGGACTACCCGCTCGGGAGTTTTAAGCAATCCCTCCCGGCCCGTTTCCTCGCCCCAGTATTGCATGATCCGGGTCACGTGGTCGGCCATTTCAGTCTCGGGCGATTCCTCCCAAGGAAAGTGAACCCAGGAGTCTATGCCTTCGGCCATCTTATCGACCAATGCCACAGTTTGTAGCCCGTACATATCTTTCACCCGATTGGCGGTTGCCCCGCTGTCGATCACATCATCCAGGGCGAACTGGGCCTCTTGCGGAGTCTGCACTACCACCGCGCCATGATGCCGGGCCAGCCCGGCGACGATCGCCCCGCCTCTCGGTATTCCCCATACCCTGACGCCGCCTAACTTCATGCCGTCCAGACGGGCCGAGACTTCCTCCCACGTTAATTCGATCATTCAACCTCGATTAGTTTGTGAGTTTGCAAGCTAAGCCGCCAGCCCCGCAGCTCATAGAGTTTAGCGATAGCCGAGCGCAGATTCGCCTCGTATGCTTCCCCGTCAATAGGCTGGAGATACTTGACGCCGGCTTCGATGCAGTCGAAGGATTCTGGAGTGATACGCGGGTCCGGGTGCGGCCACAAGACCTTCAGGCTGTCGCATTTGCGGACGGCAGTTTGAGGCTCGGGCAGTTTGGGAGACATCGTCAGGTAATCAAAGGCAAGGCCGGTCGGTCGGGTCCCGTTTGTTTCAATAGCGACCTTGTACCCGCCAGCCTGTAAAGTTTGGACGAACTCAGGGTCAACTTGAAGGAGAGGCTCGCCACCCGATACTGTGACCCATTCCGCCGAGTTTAGAGCATCCAGCTCGGCCACTATCTCGGAAGCCTCCAGCATCCGGTGGCTGAAGAAGTCGGTGTCGCAGAATGGGCAATGGGACGCCTCGCGAGTCTCCTGGCGCCCGTCCCACATATTACACCCGGACAATCGGACAAAATGGCAGACCGTCCCGGTCATACCGCCCTCGCCCTGGATTGTCGGGCCGAATATCTTATGAACGCCGTACCGTCGCGCTCGCTTTATCTGTTTCATATAAGGTGACGCGCTCCAATGTAATGTCCATGTATTTCTTCGCTATGTCTAAGTCGATCGCCTTAAAAATGGCCATGCTAATCGACTCGGCGGTCGGGTCCATATCCCACCGGATATAGTCATAATCATTGCCGAATCTGGTGTCGTCTATATGCACAAGGAAGCGGTGGTCAAGTTCATCAATCCGAGGCTTGACCAATTCATCCAGGGTCGCAAAGTCGAGGACCATGCTGGTAGCCTCGACGATCTGCCCGGATACTTCAACCTCCATCCGGTAATTATGGCCGTGAGGCCGGAAGCATTTCCCCTTATGGTATAAAAGAGCGTGGCCCATTTCCCACGAAAATTCCCTGGTCACACTAAGTTGCATATTCTGTGCCATCCGGGACGCCAGAATCTTGGAAAGCCTCTTTCCGCTCATAGCAAGTCCCGCAAGTCCCGCAATGAAATTCCTCGCCCTTATAGCAGCTCCAGGTATTGGAATAATCCACTTGTAAGCCCTGACCTATTGAGGCAATCTCCGTCTTGGTTTTATTGATGAAAGGCGTCCAGAGCCTAATGTTGGGATGGCCGTACCCATCAACGGCAAGCCGCTGCATCTGGTCAAACGCCTCAACAAAGGCGGGCCGGCAATCAGGGTAGATTGCGTGATCCCCGGAGTGCATGGCTGCCCCGATCACCTCAATGCCTCGGGCCACCGCTACCCCATAAGCGATGGACAGCATAATTGCATTCCTGTTCGGAACCACAGTAACCGCCATATTCGCCGACGCGTAATGCCCGTCCGGGACTTCAATGTCATCCGTCAAAGCCGAGCCGCCTATGAACGGAGTGATCGCCGAAATATCAATGACATCATGCGGTATGTTGAGTCTTGCACATTGAACAACCGCATATACTAACTCCTTCTGATGCCGTTGCCCGTAGTTAAAAGAGACCGCCTCAACATCGCCTTCCTCTTTGGCCGCCAGATATAGCAGCGTAGCGCTATCCATCCCACCAGATATAACGCAAAGAGTTTTAGCCATATATCCCCTCAAATAATCGTTCATAATCGCCTTCAATCAAGGATAGGTATATTTGGGTTTCTTTGCCATGCCGACGGCAAAGCCAGTCCTCCAGCCGCATATAAGAAATCGCACTCACTCCGGCTATCTTTGCCCGGTCGTTGCGGCCACGGTCGGCAAAGTCCTTCCAATCGTACCCACAATATTCAAAGAGTGCCCGATACTTGAAGCACGAAACTGCGTCTCCTAAATATGCAGAAACCAATTTTCCCTCAACCGGAGAAAAGAGTGGAACCCGTCCGTAGCGATAACCAATGCTCCAACTCGTAGAATCTACTGATTTCCAAGGCAAAGATTTTAAGACCGTCCAGCCGCTAACCCCAAAACCGTGGTAGCCCTGGCCAGGGGCCAGCATGCCAAATGCCTTCACCAACCAGGGCATCAGGGCCGCCGAGTGAAAGGCGTGAGGCACTAATCCGCCCAAAGCAATATAATCATATTCGGCCAAATATCGTTCCAGGTAATGCCACGGTTCATTCACATGGAAAACCGGGAGCGGCTTCAAGCCCAGAGCCTCCATCTTGTGTTGATTGCTTAAGGTCGCCTCGGCGTCGCCAATAACGTCTAGGTTTGAATAGGCATGTAATAGGTGCTTCCAGCGGAATAGCCAATCGGCATACTCTTGAAGCACAATCGGCTTGCCCAATGTAAACGCCGAGAAAGCCCCTGAATCAGCTAACAATTGAGGGGCTAAGGCGTTATACGAAAAAAAACTATCCAAGTCCACTTTTTTGAAATAATAAAATGAAAGGAGGCATGCCAGTCTGGACGATGGGTTGAATTCATGCAGTCCGACCTGAGCCATCTTTAAAGCGGGCTTCCGGCCTCCGGTGTCTGTATCAGCTAAGTAAATCTTCAAGCCGGGCAACCTCTGTTTCCCCTTCCCCGGTGTCCAGCCATGCCTCAAAGCGGACTTTGAGGTCTGGCGGCACTCGCAACCGTATCATCGGCCAAAGAAGTTCCTCATCTAAGTCCCCGTAGGTATTCGTCAATTCGTCGAGCGTCGGAGCTGTCCCAGGTGATGCCAGCGGTTCAGATTCCCCATTGATTAAAGCATCCAGCATAATATTAACGGCGTTATTCTCAATTTCGACCGATTGCAAAAGATTCAACAATTGATCCCGGTCAGGGCGAGCCATCGCTGCCAGCGGGTCGAGGGTTAAAAGCATCTTGTCGGCTTCTTCCTCGGTCACGTCAACGATCAAGACCGGGACCGGCTGATCGCCCATTACCTCTTGCCGGAGGTGGCCGTCGATCAACTCCAGCCCGTCGGGAGTCTCTCGGGCAATCATGGCATCCGCAAAGCCGATGTCCTCAAGAACGCCACGCATGGCCGCCTCCTGAGCCGGCGGATGTGTTCTCCAGTTCTTAGGGTTGGCCCGTAATTCCGACGCCGGGACGCGGCGCAACTCTTTAACTCTGTCTCTCATCGTCATGCGGCTATTCTATCACGTCAGCACTAAATCTTCACGGATCGGGTTTACTGTGGACGCCTCGCGCTTCAGAGCTATCGCGACCGCTGCTCGTAGGTTTTTGCAGAGCTTGCGGTCCAGCGGTATATCCAGGGCCACACCGCCTAGCAATTCCACCAGGTGGGCCTGCCACCTGATACCTGTCCGAGAGCCATGCACTCGCCATCTATAGCCGTCAACGTCGATCGTGACCCGAACCATCTTCGCGCTATTCCGGGACATATTCATCCAGCAGCGCCACCGCTTCCTCTACGCTTTCGACCCGCCCAGCTATCGCCCCGGATGCCCGGATGTCCTCGATCACCTTCGCCTGAACCGGTGACAGTTTCTTGCCCGGCTGCTTGACCTCCATCCCATAAAACCGGCCCCGGTATCCGACCAGCAAGTCAGGCACTCCCACCGTCTGGTAAGGCGAGCCGTGGACCTTAAAAACCCACGCGCCGAGGCTGCGCAGATGATCTATAATCTGCCGGTGTATTATCGCTTCTTTCGGCATTATCCCGCGCTCTCGTTGATGCTGACCGGCTTGATCTCATCGCACCGTGGGCAGAGTCCTAATAGATCCACCTTACACGAACACGGTCCCGTAGCACACCTCGCCGAGTCCTCGAGGCTTACCCATTCCTCGACCGTTTCCGAGTCTACCTCTGATCCGCAACAATCCGATAAGTATTGCATCCTTCTCTCCTAGCTCCGATGTATTTGCCGCCAGCAATAGCCACAGAACCCATGCGGGCCAAAGCCGGTCCCGCCGCTGATATGTCGCTGGCACTTCGGGCAGATCATAAAGCCACCGACCGGGAGCTGGCCCGCTGGCATAGAATCAACGACTCCCGCGATCTGGTCATACCAACATAGAATAGCCGGCGGACGGCGGTATTGCCGCCGCCGATCCATTCATTCATCCCGGCATAACTCAGGTCCGGGAATAGGTACACCACATCAGCCTCGCCGCCCTTTACACTGTGGATCGTCCCGGCTATAACCTGGGGTTGCTTCGCCAGAGTCTCGGCGCCGTGTGCCTCGGCCACCCGGATAGCGAAAGCGGCGCCCTTCTGCCGGGCAGATAGAAGATTTTCACGCAACCAATTGAGGTCGCCCTCCAAGCCGGCGTCAATAGCTGGGTCGGTTAACAGGTTGTGGAGGTGGTCCCAATTCACACCGGCTGGCCCTTCGTCGGTCAGGCCGGCCAGAGCGTCCCGGCTGCCCTGAAGCACCCCGGCCATACGGGTCGCGGCCAGCCACTTCCTCATATCATCCGCCGTCCAGATACCTTCCTCGGACATTCTGAGAAACGCCAGTACGAGGTCTTTTGGAGTTATGCGGCGCCGGCTGGATTGGAGCGGATTCCACGCGCCCTTATTTCTACGGTACGGGTTGTGGTACGGGATACCCTCCCGGCGCAGTCGTCCCAACATAGGCCGGAGCATATAGGCGCAAGACGCTAGAATCATCACACTTTTGCCATCAGCCAAATACTTTTGCATATCTCTCAGAATAAGGTCGGCGTGAGGCCAGGGCGCCGCTAGGCGCCGGACTTCGCCTTCAATGTCCCTTGGATAGTATTCCACCGGAGTGCGTCCGGGCGTTTGCTCGATCCAGCGGACGGCCTGAGAATGGACCGCTTTCGGGATTCGGTAGCTTTGACTCAGGACTCGCATCTGGTCGTCCGGGACCGGAGGCTCCACAAATGATTCCGGGTCGGAGCCTCGCCATTGATACAGATTCTGGTCAGGGTCTCCTACCACGACCAGATACCCGGCGGCTTCTCCCCATTTCCTAGCTAGACTCATTTCCAGCAAATCCATATCTTGGGCTTCATCCAAGAATATGACCGACGGATTCCCCGGCGCTGTAGGTATTGTGTCCAGGCTTTGCTCGATAAGGTCGGTAAAGTCCATCAGCCCGGTCTCGGACTTCCACGCGCTCCAAGCTGTGGCTAGCCGGTCAACGTCGATCGGGTAGACAGTCGCCATCCTGGCCCGTAAAACTTGATAAGTTGCCATTAACTTATCGCCGGGCGAACTTCCGGCGTCCTCAAGATTATCCCCGTCTATCCGGTCGTCCGAGGATGAAAGTGTCCACTCCGGGTGTCGACTATTCCAATCTTCCACATTCTTCTTATCGACCGTTAAAGATGGCCGACCCAATGATTGATAACAGTGTGAGTGGAGCGTCCCAACCTGCCGGGCCGGTATTGGGAGATTCCTCCCCGCCGCCTCAGCCGCGGCTGCTCTGGTTAAAGAGGCTACCACGACACTTTTACCATCCTCGACTGCTCGGCCAACTTGTCGCCCGAGCCATGTGGTCTTGCCACATCCAGGTGGACCAATCACGCGCTGCTCCATATTTAATCACTTTGTCTCCATTTAGTGGGGATTTAATCATTTGTTGGTGCCGTTTTAAGCGTGGCTCACGCTCAAGCATTTAAGCATTTAATCATTTAACGCATTTTATTTTTATATACTTGATTGAATTATTCTTCTTTATAAGACCAATAATTCCGAGTGCTTTCTTTCCCCTTAATTACGACCCGGATCACGGACGGCTCGATCCTGCAAAGTCTCAGCCGTTGGCCCAATTTATGGGAGGATAACTGCTCTCCCATGCTGAACCTTAGATATTGCCGCAGCCCGCTAAGCGAGAACATGACCAGCCCGTCCTTGCGAAAGGGCAGAGCTTGCTCCGCCGCAATTCCTTGATCGTCCAATATCGTCTGACTGTCCAGGTAGGTTGTGACCATGTGCCGCATCTCATTCCCCGGATGCGACGCTTCTCCCAGTTCAACCTCCCGACAACAGGCCAGGATCGACGCGGCCCGCCTAGCCCATGCCGCCGCCGGGATTTTAACCAGTACGACCGAGGTCATGGCAGCAACGGCGTCGATGAATCTCGTTTGATTACTGATATTATTAACCGTCCCGAGCGTGATGCTCCCGTAAGCCGTTTCCATCCAGAACTCAGGCGGGTCTCCCATATGTTTGACCAGGTCGATAATTTCCACGCCCAGCAGTATCGACAGGTCAGCCAGGGACCCGCCTTCCTCCAGCCGCTCTTGCGCTGCCGCCTGTTCCGCCGGTCCTCTGGCCCTCGCTATCGTCCGGTTGTAATAGTCCTCCCGCAGTTTTAAGTCGTCACCGTTATTGCGGCGGCTATATATCAGGAGGTTGGTAATCTCCTGATCGTTCCAGCCTACTTTGACTGCAATCGACGCCATTGACATATCGTAGGATGAAGCCGACTGGTCAACGAGGTCAGGCCTATCCCGTTCCAGCGACCGCTTGAATTTCCGGTCGTTATTTTGGAGCGCCATTAGTTTTTCCCACGGTGGTTCTGCCTTCGGGTCAAGTACAAGTTCGCCGACCAGCGCCGCCATTTTCTGGAAGACCGGAACGTCCTCAATCCCGACGCCTATTTCATCCCACACAATATCCCGGCCAATCCTCGGCCCGCCCGAGTATAAAACCTTGACCGGGACCGGGCTGGACTTATTGTTAAACGTCCCCGGCAGTCTCATCACCCGCGCCAGGTCGTGCGTGGCATCAACTACCCAATCCCGTTCCGCTGCCAGCCCTGCCATGTATCCCTGCCAGCCTCGGGCCATAGCCTGAGCTTCTTCGCGTTCTATATCGCTGGCAAACATCCACGGTTCATTGAAAAGCCACCAGGCCTGGAGACCGTGGCCGCTGTTGATTACGATAGTTGCCGGGGCCGGCATCGAGTCGACCAGCCAGAGGGCGTCCGCCTCGGTCTCCGGTAGGTTAGGTTTCGCGTGATTATCCCCGGCATAATCTACGTCGGCCCACAGTCCCGCAATGCCTTCAATCATTTCGGTGGTCGCTCGCTGGCCTTGTCTCAGTAATAATCCAGACTTCGCAATCCCCACCCCGGTATAAACATCAGAGCGGGCGAAATCGCCCACCCTGACATTGTCCAGTTTGTTGTACCAGATTGAACGCTTTTGCGGGAGAGTCCAGACTAAAACCTGGCCCGGAGGTGGATTACCCCATAGCGTTTGTAGAAACTCTCCCGCGTCCATTTATACCTCGTCCCGAGCGATGTCAGTGTTCACCATGTAGCCGATGATGGGTTTTATGGCGGCGACGTACTCGGCCAGCTTGTCCATCTGTTCCTCCGGGACCGGCCCGGATGAGCTGGGAGCGATCCGGCTATAAGCGATCCCGGTCCCGCTCTGAGCCTTCTCTAATCCCAGGCTGGTCATAACCGACCAATAGGGCAGACCTTGAGAGGCCAGCCGGAGCAAATATTTCTTCATTGGCTGGATCGAGGTTGACGGTGCCTGGATCACTATCGGGAGCAGATCGTTAGCCCGTAGGATGAACAACATCCGCTTTTCCTTACAGGCTTTGCCGGCACTACCGTCGGCGCTTCCCCATTGATTGAGCGGACAGGTGAAACAATCCCCGCCCGGCATTCCGTACCCGGTCTCCCCGTCGTGGCTGGAACAATCCGGCGGCGTGGAGCCACCGGCCTCCATCCCGGTCGCCCAGTATGCCCGAGGCGCGGTCCAATGGACGATGATCCCGTCAATGCTCTTGGCCGAGTCCTCGCCGGAGAGGGTCGGGACGGTCCAGTTCAGTCCGCCGCCCAGCGGGACGGTGATCCGGTCGAGGTCCCGGTCTGTGATCCGGTCGTTGCCGATGTTCTCTTTGACTGCCTCAAGGACTCCCACCGGGGAGGATTGGAGTGCCATGAATGTCTCGATCTTTTTCAGTGCCATTGTTAGTTGCTCCTCATTCTCATTCTATAAATTTCGGTAACGTCGATGAAGGGTCGCAAGCCCTTGGGAATTTGCTCGTCCACGTCCCGGACGTAAGCCCGTAATGTTTGCGCGTTCACACCTTCCTTTATAAAGTCTCCGAGTCCGGCCCGACGCAAGGCGGTCTTGGCTTTCTTCTCGTCGCCTACCAGTTTGGCGAAAATTTCCCGGTTGAGGTACACAGTTTGGCCGCTGGCGGTCTTGACGTTCTGGATGCCGGCTGTCTCAAATTCCTGAACTAACCGTTCATCTAGAAGGGCGATCTCTGTCGCCAGTCGTTTCGACTCGGCATCCAGCTTGCGCCTTGCCTCGGTCTTGGCCGCGTACTCAGCCACAAGGCTGCTAAGGTTTTTGTTGTCCATTGCTGACCTCCTTTAATATATGATCGACGACGGCTTCCCTGCGAGCCAGGGCGTCCATCACCTGCTCATCGACCGTCCCGCTCGCTAGAATGTGGATGTATTCTACGGGGGCGGATTGGCCGGGCCGGTGTAATCTTGCCATGCTTTGACTATAATCCCCGAGACTAAATCCGAGGCTATAGTATATGGCATACCTTGCCCGCGTTAGGTCCAGGCCCAATCCTCCGGCTTGGATCTGGACGGCCAACACGCCGCTCGTCCACTCTGACAGGTCTTTGCGGCGCCCCGATACCTCATAGCTTGGAATCCCAACCTTGGCCGCTACTCTGTGAACCACATCAAGGTCGTGGATGAACCGGGTAAAAACTACCACCGGCTCGTTGCCGATGTCGGTCAGCGTATCCTCCAAAACCTTGGCCTTGGAGTCGTCAATCTCCACGTCGGTCCCGTCCTCAAGTCTCCCGTATCCGCTGGTAATCTGTTGTAATCTCAGAAGTCGGGACAAAGCATTGGATGCTGTGATCTGACCGCCCTCCACATCCGCCACAAATTGGTCTGCTACGTCCTGATATAGGCGCCTGCCTTTTGTCCCCAGGTCGCACATCAGATTGATCGACAGCGTTGAAGGTAGATCGAGGACATCATCGGATTCGACCCGGTAGGCCCGGCTATAAAATAGGCGCCGAAGTTCATCCTCGTGCTGATAGGCGACGACTTGCATCCGGTTAAATCCGCCCATCACGGCATACCTGGACCTGAACCGCGTGAATGACGTCCCATAGATATCCTTATCAATCGCCCGGTATTGAGCGTAAATATCCAGCGGGCTGTGGGACATTGGCGTCCCGGTCAGGGCCACACGGTGGGCGACCCGGTCGGACAATCTTGAGCAGTACCGGCTGGCGACTCCGCCGGGAGATTTGATCCGGTGGCTTTCGTCCATGACCAGGAGGTCCCAGTCCTGTGCCAGCGCCCAATCCCCGAAGGGTGGGCGCCACACCGCGTCGTAGTTCATAACGATCGCTGTGGGCTTGCCGGTCTGCATAGCTCTAAAAGCTAGCTCGGTCCGCGCCTTGATCGACTTCCGAGCCAGCGGAAGGACCTCTAACAAACCGGGCGCATGTTTGGCAAATTCTCCGGGCCAGACATTAGCGACCACACTCAGCGGGGCGAGTATCAAAACCTTCTCATACCCTCGCCGGGCTACAAGGTCGACAACGACCCGGCTCTTGCCTGTCCCCATATCCATCGCGAGCATCGAGCCAGCTTTCCCGGATATAAAGTCCAGCGCCTCAGCTTGATGAGGCCATGGTCGGCTAACCACCGGGAGCCACCGCATCGGTGTGGTAGGACCGGACGTCAATGTTTAGATCGCCGACCCATTTATAAAATGTTCCGTATGAGATCGCGAGGTCTGCACAGCAATCCTTGACCATTGTCCGCCGGGTTCGGTAACGCTCCAGGCTCTCCAGCATTATGTCCCGGATAGGTTTCTGCCGTTGTGCTTCCAGCAGTCGTTGCGCCGTTGTTTTGTGTTCATATGATTGAACCATGATTGACTCCTCCTCTACAAGGTCTCTTTAGCATACATTGTTTGCAGAGATTTGTATATATTATAGACGAATTACTTTTGCGTGTGGACCGAATTCCAATGCCCAATTCGCCGGTTCTGTAGGGCCATCATTATCGTCGGCGTGGTTGAGGATAATCTCCCGATAATTAACCCGGTCCAAGCTCGCGTTCATCAGGTCGGAATATAACCCGGCCTTGTAGTCCACCGGGTTCTCATCGAGTACCCATTCTTTCAATGCGTCGACTTTCGGCCAAGTATTACCTTGCCCATGCGCGAGTTCTGACAAAAGTGCGGCGGTGTTCTCATCGTTGGTTAGCCACAGGTTGACCGCCCAGGTCTCGTAGTTGGTCCAGCCGTTATATTCCTTCATCTTAGTTAACCTCCTCAATCTGCTCCAGAATCGCTATGGCTTCCTGAAGCTCGGCGGCGTACTGCTTGGCTTCCTCCAAAGTCCAGTTAGAGGATACTGTCTGGATTTTAAGGGTTCCTGACCAGTCTGCCACGATAGCTTTCTGGTTCCTGTTTAGGTGGTAGCAACTGACCCCACCGTTGTAGCCCTCGTCTGCCTTGTAACCGTTCTCGTTCAGGAATTGGATTTTCTGCTCGTTGTTCATCTTGTCCTCCTAATCTTTTAGCTTCCGACGACTCCCCGGAGGGAGTTTCGGCTGGGGAGCCACCCCAGCCATCATCAGGTCGGTTAATGCTCGACCTTGTAGTTGTGGCCCTTCCAGAATGGCCGCCCACAGTCGTCGCATCGGTCAGCGTCCGGGTCGTATTTGGGATTCCCAATCTTTCCCGGAGTGTAGAGCTTCAAGCTTTTAAGCTCCACCGTGTAACAGTTCCGGGCGACCCTGTCAAAATATCCCTGCCTTGATTGCACTCGCTTCTGTGCATACTCGATGGCGCCCCGGACTTCCGGGGCGAAGAAGTTCGTCGTCTCGGTTTTTGATACCTGGCGCGCTGAGATTTTCATGCTGATCGTGTACTGTGCTGACATCGTTCCTCCTCCGTTTCTGCTCTTTTCCATGCCTTTATTTTATACATAGTGGACAGTAATGTCAAGCATTTAAACCAATCAATTTAGCAATCGGATAAAATGGGGAGTGACGCTCAAGAAGTCTTGAGCGTCACTATCTCGGTTTAGTTGTAGAATATGTCCTCATCGACTACCACATGTTGGGGCGCCGAGAGGTCGAGGCCACAAGCGCTGTCCATCAGGCCGTGGAGTATCTGAGTTCGGGCCGTCACCTGTTCTACCGGGTAGGCTTTAAGGACCTCGGTGAAATCGTTGAACAAAGACCAGCCGGTCCGAGGCTCAAATTCCTGGTGGAGCGGGTCGTGCCATTGCTCGACAACTTCTTTGATCCTGGCATTTGGAAGGACCCGCGCCATCGTCGCCCGGACGATCGTGGCATATGCCTGGTCGTCGGTCATTTCCGCGGCCTTGTATCCCTCGATCCGCATCTCCTGAGACCGGCGGAGGGTTCCGAGCCGGCCCAATGAGTCATTGACCAGCCGGGGCAAATCCTGCAAGGCGAACCTGGTGTGCTTCCTGGCGAATGTGACCTCGCCGCTGAAGGCGAGGTTATCGCAAACAAAGACCCGGCTCCCGAGGGCCATCCCTGCCGCGAAGGTCTTGTCGTGGGTATTCCTGACCGCAGCCACCAGCCCGAAGTCGTCGTTGTTGGAGCCGTTGGTCAGGTTGAGCAATCCGAAGTACCTCATACCGTCATGGGCGAGACCATGCTCCCCGCTGACCACATGGAGTCCTTGCTGTTCTAGTCCCGCGACCGCCAGCTCAAGAATCCTGGCGTGTGGTATCGGGTAGTGGGTCCCGACCGGGTCCGGTGTCACTGAGGCTTGGACGGCTTCAAAGTCTACCTGCTGGCCTCCCGCGTGTAACATCAATCCTGGCATATCCTACCTCCTAATCTTCAGCAATTAAATCGCTGTCGTTGGCGGGCCGATTGCTCAACCCGCTGACGACAAGGGTTTAATCAATATATTGTGCGCATCCTATATCTATCTGTGTGGGGTTCCTACCCAACAACTGTTTGAGTAACAATTCCAGAGTTTCCTCCAATTCTTCCTGATTTTCCTGTTTGTCAGGCTGTACTGCGAACCGTTGTAAATCCAACAATAATTTACTGGCATCCTTATATTCCATCTTGTCCTCCTAAATTCCAGCAATTAAATCGCTGCCCAGGTAGGCCGAGGTATCGGCCCACCGGCGGCAAGGGTTTAACTATTTGTTTTTAGCTTTGCGTCCTTGAAAGTATCGGCCCATAATTGCGCCCCCTTCCTGGTTTTCCTAGATACAATCTGACCGGGCAGTTTAGCCATCCATTTATTGCCTACCTTCCAAACATCTCCGACTTGATGGATTAATTCTTCGGCCATGTCGTCCCTCCTAATCTTTTAGCTTCCACCGACTCCCCGGAGGGAGTTTCGGCCCGGAGCTACCGGGCCTCATCAGGGTGGTTAATCCCATGCCTTGTCGAAATTCACGAAAACAGTCCGGAGTGTTTTCTCGGTTATAGTGCGGTCGAGTTCAAGAGTTTTCAGGATGTACTCGCATTTAATACGATTCCCAGTGGCGTCCCATGTGAAACCGCTTTTAACGGCATCGAATAGTGGCGCTTTGGTAATCCATTGACAAGTCCCGTCCGGCCATTCGACATCGTAGCCTTTATTCATGGCCTGGGAGACTTTCCGATCAAGTCCTTTCTGCTGATCCTCGGTTAATTCGCCGACTATAATGTGGACGGTTTTAGTATTTTCCCCGTTGATAGTGCAGTACATGGTTCCGGTCATCTTGGCTCCTCCTCCGTTTCTGTTTACTTCAGGCCCAGCGCTTCGGCCAAGGTCCTCACGCCTTTATCTTTTATCAACCGCTCGGCGTTTGCCCTGGCCGTTTTGTTGGCTTGGTTATACTTCGCGTTGGCCCTTACTCTCTTGCTTAGCTGGTCGATGGTCATCGCTGCTCCTCCGTTCCTGTGATTTCCCATGCCTTTATTTTATACATACTTGACAGTAATGTCAAGCATTTATACAAATCAATTTATGGATTAGACAAAACAACGACCCGGTGGGTGATGGTCCACCGGGTCGGAGTCCGGGGTAGGAGGTCTCCCCGTAGGAGCAGAGCGACCGGGGGTCAGCGTCCCGGAAGCGCCACAGTCAGTATACCCTATTTCACGATGATCGGCTTATCTGAGAGAGTGTCGGCCAGGGTATAGACTTTGGTACTTGAGTCGATGTCCAGGGCGGCGGTGGTTATCACTCCGTCGTCGCCTATCGTGAGATTGGATAAAGTCAGATTCCCGGCCTTGATATAATCTAGGTCTACCGGCCCGGTCGAGCATTTCCCAGTAATTGAAACAGTCTTGATGATGGCATCACCCATCAGCGTGATCAAAAGCCTATCAACCCGGCCCGTTGCGGTATAGGTTGAACTTCCATAATCGGAGCCAATCTCTATGCTCGGGATCGTAGAGTCCTGAGTCGGGCCGGTGTGGTGTCCGTCCGTAAACCCGCTAAGTGTCATAGAATGGACCTCGCTGTTCGACAGCACAAGTGTTGGAGCTACCAGACCGTCCATCGTGAACGTGTCAGCGTACAGATAGCCGGTCGTATTGGTCGCCCTTTCTATAGCGATGCAGTCGGCGCTTGCCTTTCCCATCTGAAGGTCAACAGTGAGATTTTCAAGTCTCGTGTTTGCTGCCAGTATCACGGCTAGGGTTTGGTCCTCGGTCCCATCCTCTAGTGGCGGCAGTTCCTGTCCGATGGTGCCGCCAGTCGGAAGATCAGCATAAACTGCTCCGGCCCTCGGCCATTCGTAAGTGTTAGCCAGCACATCATAGATGGCAAAATATAGGCCCACGCCGACCGCGGCCATGGACAGACCGACAGTCCCACCGATCACCCATTTGATCCGTCGGTTTGCTAATCCTATGGTCGGGAGGCTGGTAAACCTGGGCAGACCGATCCGGGGCCAGCGTGTTGGCATGGGCAGATGTATCGACCGGGACTTGATTATCAAACGGAGTTTACTTAGGTTCATTCCTCTTCTTTTCCACCTCCCTTCCCATCAGATCCCCAGCCCGACTCAAACAGCTTACCCAGGCCAGCTGAGACCGGTATGGTCAACACTGCTAACGCGGTAAGCAATCCTTCGATATTGTCGAGAGTGCTGCTGCTCGTTGTAGCAGAAACGACTATCCGGGCAGCCAGGAACAGCCAGACGAAAACAACAGGAGCAAAAATAACGAGGACGATCAATTCACGCCCGGTTAGCGTCACCTTGCTTGAGTCTGGCTTGCGTTCTTCCTCGTCGTCAGCCATTGGCTAGGATGCCTTGATGATGTAATTCACGACCGTGAACGGGGGCATATTCTCATGGGCGCCACCTCCGCCGGTGGCGTTGGTCGGATTGGTCCCGATGCTCCCGGCGCCTTCGTCGAGGGTCGGTCCGCTCCCGGCACTGGCCGAGGACGGTATCGCGTGGACGTGGGACGGTATCTCAGACTCCGACAATGTGTGAGTCTCAGCGCCGCCTTGCGCCGCTATCGCCCGGCTGGTTAATCCTGACCCGGCCCCGTATCCGACAACGACCCGGCCCTTCAAGTCCGGGACGTTGAAAGTGGACGACCCATCGCCGACACCGTAGGTCGTGCTAAGGACAGCGAATAGCGCGGAATATGTCGAGCGGCTGACCGCCGCACCGTCGCATAGAAGATAGCCGGTAGGAGCAGCGGCGACGCTATAGGCTATGATTGACCCGACAGGAATCACCGCGGCGCCCTCGGTTACTGCCAGGGTGATCGCGCCGTCGGCATTTGTGATTGTGATGTTGGCCCCGGCGGTCAGTGTTGTGACAGCCGGCCCGGACGCTCCGCCGATTAAAATCTGCCCGGAGGAAGTCATGCC